ATGAACCAGACCTTATCTGCCGATCGCGCCTGCGGCACCTGCACGCTCTGTTGTCGGCTGCCGGATATCGATGCGTTGGCAAAACCGGCCAACGAATGGTGTGAGAATTGCGCCGAGGGACAGGGCTGCCGGATCTATGAGCGGCGGCCGCAGCTTTGCCGGGATTTTCTCTGTCGATGGATGACGGACGAAGGGCTCGGGCGCGAATGGGATCCGGCGCGTTCGCACATGATGATCTACCGGCAAGGGCCGCAGATCACGGTGCTCGTCGATCCGGACTTTCCCGATATCTGGAAACGCGAGCCCTATGCGCAGCAGCTTTCGAACTGGGCGCACGAGCCGACGACAGCGGGGCAATATGTCATCGTCTTCGTCGGCGATGCGGTCTTCAAGGTTGACTAGAGCGTTTCAGTCCTAGACGGAGTCATGGAAGCGCTCTGTCTCTTTGTTTTTCGCATTTCCTGACGGAAAACCGCTTCGCACTTTTCCTGGAAATGCTCTGTGCCGCGGAAGAAAAAGCCCCGCGCGATGGCGGGGCAAGCAAGCACCCAAAATGGCTCAGGTGCGGGGAAGCGCAGTCCATAAAAGGAACGTACTGCGCGGTACGGTAAATACTATGCCGCCCTCGGGCTGGGGAAGGTCCGATTCGGCGATTCCGGTACGCCTGATGAAATAAATACGACAATGGACTTTGCCGGTCTGGCCGCGGGAGCCCGCACCATGGCTGCGGGCCGCCGGCTTGGGGCAGGTCGGGCCTATTCCAGCGTCGACAGTTCTTCGTCCCAGGCCTCGAGGCTGCCCAGGATCTCCCTCAGTGTCTCTCTTCCCTGCACCCAGAGGCCTTCCTCCGGGATGGGTTGGACGTCGCCACCGGCCGCCGCGATCGCGCTTCTGACCTCCTCCGGGCTTTCGCGCACATATTGGCGCTTTCCGCCGATATCGAGCGCCGAGCCGAGGCCGGGGACGTGGTGGTTGGGCGCAAGCGGCATCGGCCCCTTGGCCGCCTGTGCATTGATCCAGACCGGCGCGCCGAGGCGATGGGTGAAACGACAGAGGGACGGCAGCTCGGCCTTGACGGCGGCGGCGACCGCCGTCGCGTCCTCCTGGACGAAAAAGGTCTGGCCAGCATTGATCAGCGTGTTGCCGAGATCCTCGTCGAGGCGTGGATCCGTCTTGCGAATGCGCAGCACCTGGCTCGCGTCGAGATCCAGCGTGGTTCCACTTTTTCGCGCCAACCTGGTCATGCCAACCTCTCGAACAGACGCCTCCAGATTGCGCCAAGTTTCGGGAGGTGTCGAGTGGGCTGTGCCGGCGTGAAACGGCGCTAGTCCTTGTTTTTATTGCCGGACACGTTGAATTTACCGGCGCGCGCGTCACTCCGCAGGACCGGCAAGCAAAGATGGAGGTGGCGCGGCGCTGTAGAGCGTTTCCGGTTTAAACGGAACCGCAGAAACGCTCTATCTCTTTGTTTCCAAGCATTCCCTGAAGGAAAACCGCTTCGCGCTTTTCCTGGAAATGCTTTAGCGCGACGGCACTGCGGTCGGGCGCGAAACGGTCTCGCTGCTGCCGAAGATGATGGCCGCAAACAAGAGCACGCCGATGAAGATGATGATCGACGCGATGGCGACCACCGGCTCCAGCTGCGGGCTGCCGGTGAGCATCAGGTACAGCGACGGCACCAGCACGGCGACGCCGGCGGTGTAGACGCAGTACTGGATCATCGCCAGGCGCTTCTGCGCCTTGGCCGGGTTCAGCGCGTGATAGCCCCCGAAGATCGCCATCGTCACCCATCCCAGCAGATTTGCGTGGGCGTGGGCGCCGATCGCGCTGTGATCATGACCGATGGCCATGTGCAGGCCCATGGATATGCCGATGATCAGAAAGATGATCGCGGTCTTGAAATACAATTGTGCTAGACGCGGCATGGAGTAACTCCCCTCTGTTCCTGCCCCGCTTGATTATTAGCATTTTCGCAGATGAATGCTGCCTGCCTTTATTGGGTATTTTATCTTGGGTATTTTGGAGCGGTTGCGAGGTCAGAAGCTGACGGCGATACCGCGATTGGCGAAGAAGCGGTCGAAGGTTGCGAGCGGCACGACGACATCGGCTTGATTGGCCCGGTCATGGCCGGAAGGATTGTGAAAACGGACGCTCTGCCGCGAGGCGGCAGTCACCAGCACGAGATGGCCGCCTTTCGAAGGCGGTTCGCGCTCGGGCCAGCGTATGGCGCTGCTGACCGAGGCGATGAAGAAGCGGCGTTCGGAAAGCACCGCGGGAATGTCAGTCGTCGCGATGTTCGTAATCGTTTCGGCCGCAAGCCCGAAGCGCTCACCGACGAAGGTCACGAAGGGAGTATAGATCAGTCCCTTGATCGAGGCGTCGGCTTCGTTGACGACATAGCCGCCATAGTCGGTGCAGCCACGCGCCAGCGACAGGATCGGATGTAATTCGCCGCGTGCGGCAAGGATCATCTTCAGGCAGGCCATGCCGCAGACGTTCACCGCCCAGCGCGCATATTCCTCAATCGTCTCAGCGCCGGAATTGCGCCAAAGCGGATCGCGGTGAAGGGCTGACGCGCCCTCCGACAGAACCGCCAATGTCATCGCCGGGCTTTCCCACTGGCTGAAATACGGAACCTTGCAATCAACAATTTCCATGCTGTCTTCTCTGTGGGGGGGCTACGGGGTACGGAGACAGAACACGATCTCGGGGTCGTTTTCATCGAGGTTGTCGATGTACCCGCTTGTGCGAAAGCCAGCGGCGCTCAAAAGCATCTGCATCTGCTGATTGGACAGATTCGTTGATGCAAAGAGTTTCGGCGTCGCGCATATGGCTTTGAAATGCTGGACGAGCGCCATTCCAAGGCCCTGGCGGCGAAAATGCTCTCCGACCATGACCATTTCGATGAACCCGTTTCCGAAGAAATGGTAGGCCAGTACACCATAGGCACCGATAGACTTATCCGTTTCGGCCACATGGCAGCACCCTGCCTCAATCCAGGACCTGATATGATCCCGTCGCTCCGGATCGTCAGCCGCGATGGTATCGAGGGCGACCAAGCTGTCGTAGTCGGCGATGGTGGCGTTTCTGATTTTCATCAACGCCTGTGGCAATCTAGCCGGTCTGTTTTTGGAGTAAATTTTATGAGTGTCAGTCTTTATTTCGCGCAATCCTCATAAACGACTAATCCGAGCTCAAATATCTCTGAGATGTCGCTTGCGTGTCCCTTAGATCGCAAGCTTCGAAAACGATCGTGGTGGTCGTCTGAGATCTTGCAGAGTATAATCCCTCGTGTTTGGTCGAACACTTCTTCTTCAAGTTTCTTCTTTAGGCCATCTTTCACTGAGCAGCCAGGATTTGTGCATGATCCCGTATATTCTTCGGCAATTGATATTAATGAGGAGTATTGGCAATGCCCGAATCTCGTCGGTCTAATCTTGTAGTCGTTGTGTCGCGACGGCTGGATATTATGGTTTGGGTCGAATACTAGAATGTTGAAAACTTGATTTTCGTCGAAGAAGCCGACGACGCGGCCAAGGGCGCGCGACACGTGAAATTGATAAAACGGAAAGTCTACTTCGTTCTCAAGATAGTTTTTCGGAACCCAATCGAACTCCTGCCTTCTGACGGGGACGTTTTTTCCCTGCCAATCAATGGCATGAAAACGAAAGCTCTCACGCGCGTCATTGTCGCGCATAAACTCGTCTAGGTTCCTCTCGCAGAGCGCCGACATGCGTTGGCACAGGGAAACGAACCATCCTGCATCCAGAGATCCCAAGCCAAACAAATCTATCTGGCGCCAGAATCGCATCGAAAAGGACCAAAGCCGTTTCTCGGGCACATGTCCCGCATGCGGTCTTAGTCCTTTTTCAGGCTTGGATCCGTGCGCTAGAACAGGCTTCATTGGTCGGTAGGAAGCCTTGCGCTGTAGAATGCTTGCATAGTTCCTTCGGAGATAAGATTCTCAGACCTCGCCGAAGGCGCCACCCCGGCACGTGCCTCCAGCCAAGGAAATTCCTGGTGGGTCATTTCCTCGAGTTGATCTCCGGTGAAGTCGGCATAAACCTCTAAGACTGCATCAATATGCGCGCGTTCACTTGGTGTAAGCAGGTTCGGGTCAAATCCCGGCGCAATGTCGCTCACGCCCACTGAGGAGTACATGGATTTTGTATCTCGGTACCTGTCGTATAAGTCTCGACTGACAGGGCCATGAACCCAGGCTTGGAACCGGCCAGAAAAGAATGGGCCGCGACCAAAGGCGAGATTCCATGCTTGAACATAGTACATCAGCTTGTGAAGCTTTAACACATTCACAAACGCTCCGCCGTCGCGAAGCTTTACAACAATGTAGTCTGAAACATAGTTCAATAGGGGCACGGTGTTAGGTTCCCGCACTAGATGGCGCACAATGATTTACACGCAAGAATCATATCATGTTGACATTTTGCTTTCAACGCGTTACAGGCCTCGCTGCCTTGGCCTGTAACGCGAAGACTTGTTCCGGATTGTTGTCTTTGTGCCTCGTAGTTGCGGCGGCAAGGGCGGCGCGCTTGCGGGCGGCCATCTCGTTGAAAGGGGCAAGGCCCATGCGCTCGATATAGGCAGCGATGGCTGCCTCCACACCCTTGTCGTTGCCGGTATCCGTTTGCCAGAAGGCCTCCATGGCGGCAAACAGCGCTGACTTGTCGAGCGCGATATCCATCAGGGCCGGGCTCCGAACTGCTGGCGGTGATTGAGCGTGCCGTGGCCGGGCTGGCCGAAGGGGCGGGCCTGCTCGAAACCGCCATGCGGGGCCTCGAAATCCGCGCACCAGCGTTCCCAGGCTTGAGACGTGCGCACGAAGGCGGGCAGCAGGTGTTCGTCATCCGGCGTGCGATCGAAATCGTCGAGCCAGGCGTCGGCGACGGTCTCGGAAATATCTTCGCCGTGCAGCGCGTCGAGGTCGAAGCGGATGAGTTTTGTGGTGTGCTCGCCGTCATGGGTCTTCAGCCAATCGGCGGCAGTGGCGAAGATGGTGCCGAAGCAATCGCTTTCTTCGATGAAATGGCCGCGCCCAAGCGTGGTGACCGCGAGGATGATCTCGCGGCTCTGGATGAAAGGGGCTGCAAACGTGGCTTTCCGTGCCGGTGTCACTGTCATGCCTTCTCCCTGGCGAAGCCGACGGAGCCGGGAGCCGGCACGAGCCTCAAGACGCGTTGCCGGATCCGGCTTTCCCTGTTTTCAACTGATGACCGAATGATAGGAAAAATCCTATATAATGGTCAATAGGAAAAATATCTTCGGCAGGATTTTTCTGACTGAGCTGTCGATATCTCTTTATTTGTTCTTGTTTTGTTCGGCTGATTGAGTCAGCTTAGGCCTGCCATTGCAGATGGCAGAGAGGAGCATGACATGGTCACATACTTCGTCGTTCAGAGCTTCACGCGGGGGAATAGGGGCGCCTTGCTCGCCGATATCCCAGTGCAGGCGACAGGGGCCGACCACGCGCTCAGGCTGGCCGAAAGGCTGGCATCGACCAAGGTGGGCGTTGTCGCATTCAGCCGGGCAGGGGATCTGTCGACCGGCGAATTCGAGGATGCGACCATCCTTTTCATCGGCGGCGACCTGCCGTCTGACGTGCAGGACGTCATGGCCGCATAGATGTGTGCGGCAACGCAGTGAGGTAAATCTGTGCGTCGGTGTCGTGTCGTGTCGCATCGCCGGTGTTGTCAGGTCGTGCGCGACGAGGCGGTATTGGCATGGGGTGCGCCGTCAGTGGCTCGGCGCAATACCAGCCTGCGCTGTTGTAAGGGGTGCTCGAGCTTCGTGCTCGTCCGCGCGCTCTGTAGCGCCGTCGCCTAAAGCGCGTCGCGACCTCTAGGATTCGCTTACTGCGCTTTAAGCTCTTGTTCTTGCGCATGTCGTTGTCGCAAAACCGCTGCGCACTTTTGCGCGACATGCTTGAGTTATGCTGATGAAAAACCGTAGCCCGAGAGCCCGTCGGTTCTCGGGCTTATTGTTTGGTGCGCGCATACCTGGAATGGCGCGCGGCCAATCGACGGGATCTGCTGCACCTTGCTGCCGGTCACGCTGACATTGGCAGCTTTCGCTGCCTGATCGGTGCCTGACGTAGGGTCAGGCATTGCGTCGACGCGATAAATATTTGTTTTTCAAATGGTTATGGTGTTGCTCTGCGGTGCTGCCACTGAGCTGTGATGCCAGGCGGCGTCAGCGGGCGCTGTATTTGCCGACGACCCGATGGCAGAACGACCATTCCACCCGGCTCTCGGTGAATTCCAGGTAGGGATTGTACTGCTTCAGCGTCCATTCCCGGTCGTTGAACGAAACGAGGCGCTTGATGATCGCCTCGGCATCGTTGGCGGGCGGCACGTGATAGAGCACGACGTCCTTGTCGCGGGCGGGCGGCAGGTGCGGATGCACCAGGGCCATGTCGCCGGGCTCATAGGCCGGGATCATCGAGGTGCCGGTGAGGTAAATGCCATAGGCGCCCTTGACGCCTTCGAGCACCGAGGGGCGCTTGACGTATTCAACGGCATCGAAGGTGACGATCACATGGCCGTCGCCGCCCTGGGCGGCGACGAAGATCGGCAGATCGCGATGGCCGACGAGCTGCTCGCCGGGAACGATCTGCGGATTGAAGCCGGTGGGGCTGCGGGGTTGGCTGGCCTCGCCCGCGTCCGGCGTCGCGCTGATCAGGTCGGTGATCGTGCGGACGTCGCGCTCACGCAGTTCGCGCGGGCTCTCGCGCTCGACGAACTGTTGGATATAGGCGTGGTTTTTCCCGATCGCGATAGACAGATCCTTGTAGGTCGTCTTCTTCGCGTCGACTGCTTCCCGGATAAGGTGCCGCAATTGATCCATCGGAATGGCATCCCAGATTTCGTTTCCTGCGTCCAATAGGATTTTTCCTCTTGATAAAGCGACGGGATCCTATTATTGATAGGATATGAACGGAAACAAGCAGTCAATCGCTTCTTACGGGACCGGGTTTTCCGGATGCCGCTCCGACCCGGAGCGGGCCGGCCATGGACGAGGCGTTCGCGCCGGTGTGGCGAGACAGGAGGAAATACTGATGTTCGGCCCGACTGTCGTCATTGCCCTTGCCGGTGGTTTGCCGCCGCCGGCTGAAGGCGAGGAGGGGGACGCTCCCTCGTTCACCCCTTGGGTGAAGGGGCGAGGGGCCAAGGAATTGTGGGGCGTTCGCTTCGTCGGCAACGACGGGCGAGGCCATAGACGAGACTGATCGTCGCCCTGCTGCCTGGTTGCCCGATCGGTTCGGTGTGGGTGACATGTGGCGCGTTGGCAGCGTCCGTTGCGTGCCGACCCGGCACGCGGGCGCAGCCGCGGCGGCGATCACAGCGAGGGGCTGCTGCCCACCTCCTCCCCGGTGGCCCCTCGCTTCCATTTCGGCGCCGGCAAGCCGTTTCTGACGCATGCCCCCGATGATCGCACGCGATCTCGGTGCGTGATCGTGCGCGGGTTCGAAAGGACCCGCCTCGGCGAAGTATGAGCGGGGTTCGGGCGGCTTGCCGGCGAGAGCGCGGGGAAAACCAGAACAGGTGCAGCGCACGTGGAGACCGATCGTCGATTCAGGCGAGGCGAACCCGTGCGGCCATTCTTGCGGAGACGACGTCATGCCTGTTGTGAATTTGCAGAGAATTTTCTGTGCGCCATACCCCTCGGCAGAAGAAGGCGTGGCGGAGTGCGCCAACGGCTCGACCTCTCGTTCGTGCCGGGGCAAGCGCGGCCGGCGCGACGTGGCTGTGCGATCTTCGCGATGGGGCAGTGTGCTTGCTGCTGTTGTGCGGGGGGTTGTTGTGCGTTTTCGCCGGTGGCAGTGGTCCTGGCGAGGCGCGTCCCGCTCGCTCGACGGTGCTCGTGTGCGGGCCGGATCAACAGATTTGTGCAGCAGCTCTTGCCGCGGCGGCAAGCCGGTTGCTTCGGCCGCGTGGCGCTCGCCTTGACGGTCGAGGTCTAGGCGATGCGGATCACGTCGATCGTCGAGGCTCTGGTTCTATGCGGCGCGACGCCGGAAATGATCCTGTGCGCCGTGCGCGCGGCGGAAGCCGGTCAGCAATCGGACATCGAAAAGCGTCGGGCGAGCGATCGCGAACGGCAACAGCGCCGCCGCGCTCACGTGACGTCACGAGCCGTCACGGCGACGGTGCCCCTCTCTGATAAAGAAAGGTCCCCCACACCCCCTAAAGAAATTAACTCTCCCGACAACACCCAAGCCCCCGCGCCATCGCGCAAGACCCAGGCCCCTGCGCCATCGCGCCTTGTGCCAGGCGGCAGGCGGGCCATGCGCCTTCCCGAGCAATTCGAGCCGGACCGCGATTTTGCCATCCGGCTGGGCTTCGGCGCGGCGGAGACGGAGCTGGAGCTTGAAAAATTCCGCGACTACTGGACGGCAAAATCCGGACGGGACGCGGCCAAGCTCGACTGGCTCGCCACCTGGCGCAACTGGATGCGCAACGCCGCAAGGCCGCGCAGCAGTCACCGGCCGCAGGCGCCGCCGCGCGAAAGCGCCTTTGCCCGCCACCAGCGGGAATGCCGACAAGCGATAGAGCGAGAACTGAATGGAAACCGAGACAATGACGACCTTATCAACACGCAACCGACTTTTGACCTTGAGCCGGGAGATTACCGCGCTCACTGACCGGCTGGCGCCGGCAAGCGACGATGCGATCCTGCGCAGCCTCGACGCGATGCAGACCGCCGGCATGACCATGCCGCAGGGCATCGACCCTGGGAAGCTTCTGCCGGTCTACCGATATGCGCTGGCAGGCGTGCCTGCCTGCGGGCTTTCAGCGGTGACGCAGAAGCTGATCCGCGGTGACTATGCCGCCAACGCCAACGTGCTTCTGGGCACCATTCCAAAACCCCCGGTGCTGGCGGCGCTGGCCGAGAGCGAGGCGGCGGCGACACGCGCCGAGCTGGCGCGCAGACGCGACCTCGCCGAGGCGCTGAATCCGACATTGAAGGCGGCCGAGCGCTCGCCCGAGATCCGCGAGCGGGTGAGGGTGCGGCTTCGGCAGTTTCGCGCTGAGCACACCGCCGCCAAGGCGGTAGCGCCCATGCCGGGGGAAACGCCTTCGGTCGAGCGGGCCGGAGCGCTGGCCCGGATGCTCGACCTTCCCGATACCGCCGATGTCACGAACGAGCAGCGCGCCTTTCGGGCGAGGCTGGAGCGCGACGTGGCCCACCGCGCAGCGCGCGGTGCGGCAACAAATTTCACCATGGAGGGGACGAGCGATGCAGCCTGAAACGAGACATTCGACGATGCAATTTGCGGGACTGCGCGCCCTGGATGGCGCCGCAAGGGATGGAACCGCAAGGGATGGAACCGCAAGCGATGCGATCGCCGCCGACGGCGGACATGGCGGGCCGAGTGCCGGGTGGGCACCGGACGTCCTGCAGATCGCAGGCGGTGCGGCGACCGCCAGTGCCGGGCAGAACGAACCACAGCAGGTCCCGACGCCTGACGAACTGCTCGGCGCGCTGAGCGCGCATGTGAAGGCGCAGCGCTTGCGGGTGCTGGAGCTGGAGCTTGCGCTTGCCGATGCCGAAGCGCGCATCCTTTCGCAGGCGCAATTGCTCTGCGGCACGGGCGCTGGCGGCGAGGGCGGTCTCTTCAGCCGTCGGCCGGTGCGCGAAATCGTCGAGGAGGTGCTGCTTGCCTATCCCGGCATCGGCTGGGCCGATGTGATCGGGGTTCGCCGGGAGCGCCGGCTGGTGGAGCCGCGCCATCGCTGCATGGCGGCGGTCTACGACGAGCGCGAGGACCTGTCGCTGCCGGCGCTCGGCCGTATCTTCCGGCGCGACCACACCTCGGTGCTGCACGCGGTCAACAAGGGCAGGGCGAAGCGATGTGCCGGAACCTGAGCGCTTCGACCGAAGGATCGTGGCCAGGTGCAGGGGCGATCGCGATCGGTGGCGATGGGACGGGCGGCCTTGGGTGGCGGATCGTCGTGGTTGCGAGCCGCAAGGGAAAGGCGGGGTGTGCCCGCACGCCGCACGGGGCACGCACCGACAAACAAACATTTTCGGAACGGGCATTGGCATTGCCGCAACCGGACTCCGGCCCTCGGGCGGACGACCGCGGCCTATGGAACGCAGACCAAGAGAAGGAAAGAAGACGATGACATCCAAGGCGGAACGCATACGCATCAAGCGGGCAAGCAAGGCGGGCCGGCCGCGCAAGGCCGACGTGGCGCGCTATCCCGGCGGGCAGATCAAGCATGGCGAAACGGAAAGGGAAGTGCGCTCCGTTGCTATCGCGGCGCGGCAGCGCATGCATTTCTCAGGCGCCAAGGGCGTGGATGCCGGCAGCCCCTTTGCCGGCTACACGCTTGGCCGGATGTTTCTCGACGGCAAGCTCACCGCCCATGAGCGCGAGGCGGGCGACGAATATGCCCGGCAGATGGCGCGCTACTACAGCCTGACCGGCATTCCCTTTCCCAGTGTCAGGGCGCAGTCGCTGTTCAGCGTCAAGGGCTTTGAAGGCGAGACGACCGCCGAGCGCACGCGGGCAGCAAGGGCTGCGGCCAACCGGATGATGGAGCTCGAGGGCGTGCTTTTGAAACTGCCGGAAGGGCCGCGGGTGAAGACCACGGTCTTCAACGTCTGCGTCATGGACTACGAGGTGCTGCGCACCATGCCTGAGCCGCAACTGGCCTGGCTGAAGCGCGGCCTGACCGAACTGCATTGGCACCTTGGGCTTTCCAGGGAGAAGGAAGCGGTTTGAACGCGAGCCGATTGCCGAGGGCGCGGCCTCTGGCAGGGCCGCTTCAGGCCGCCGGCAATTGCTGAGAATGTCTGGGAGTGGCTCCGTTCTCCCTGTTCTCGCCCTTGTGGCCAAGGCGAGCTTCGGCTTGCGTCCTCAACGTCTGCTTGTTCCTACAAGCAGACGTTGATATTGTTTCGTGCCGCTTGCGATCGGCCTGACTGCGAACATGGCCTTGCAATCGCAGGGACGAGCGGTGCCTGGCGCCTTGGCCCTATCGCAATGGATCTACGACTTTCTCTCTTGCCACGACCCATCCCTTCCTCAAGGTCGGAGAACCGCCGTGCGTATCAAATCTTTGGAATCGCAGGAGTTGATGAAAGCCACGTTTGCGGCGCGTGCCTTGTCGCACGCCGCAGCGGTGTACGCTTATGCCCGCACAGCTTTCAAGATGGTGCTGTCCAGCAGACGGTGGCTTGTGGCAGCTCTGGTGCTCGGGGTCTGCCCGGCCGCGAGGGCGGATGACGTCCTTTTCGAAAACGTCCGCATCTTCGATGGAAAAGGCGCCACCTCCCTTTCCGCTGCGTCGAATGTACTGGTCAAAGGCAATGTGATCACGCGGATCTCAACAGGCCCTGTCGAGGCGCAGGGTGCCCAGCGCATTGCCGGGAACGGCCGAACGCTCATGCCGGGCCTGATCGATGCGCACTGGCACGCAATGCTGGCTCGGCCCACTCCGGCAGAGGCATTCGGCGACGTCGGCTTCAACAATCTTGTGGCTGGTGACGAGGCGACGGACACGCTGATGCGCGGCTTCACCACCGTGCGCGATGTGGGAGGGCCGGTGTTCGGTCTCAAGCGCGCGATCGACGCGGGCGTCGTCGAGGGACCGCGCATCTACCCCTCCGGCGCCATGCTCACCGTGACCAGCGGGCATGGCGATTTCCGCCAGCTCACCGACCTGCCGCGGGTGATCGTCGGCCCGCTCACCCGCATGGAGCAGATCGGCGGCAGCATGGTGGTAGACAGTCCCGACGAGGTGCGCATGCGCGTCCGTGAGCAACTGATGCAGGGGGCGGCGCTGATCAAGATGACGGCGGGCGGCGGGGTGTCGTCACCCCACAGCCCGCTCGAAGTTACCACGTTTACCGAGGCTGAGCTGCGGGCCGCGGTTGAGATAGCCGACAATTGGGGCACCTACGTCGCCGCGCACGCCTTCACTCCGCATGCCATCAGAACAGCGATTGCAGCCGGCGTGAAGTGTATCGAACACGGCTTCCTCATGGACGAGGAAAGCGCCAAGCTGATTGCCGAGAAGGGCATTTGGCTAAGCCTGCAGCCGCTTCCGGACCTATTGAGGCAAGGCTTTCCGCAGGGCTCAGTCGAGCGGGCCAAGGCGGATGAGGTGTGGCCCGGCATCGGCAGAGCCTACGAACTGGCAAAGAAGTACAAGATCAAGACGGCGTGGGGCACCGATGTCTTGTTCTCCCGCGCATTGGCGCAGCAGCAGGGGGCAATCTTGGCCTCGCTCACGCATTGGTACACGCCTGCCGAAGCCCTCTCCATGGCGACTGGGACCAATGCGGAATTGCTTGCACTTTCCGGTCCGCGCAATCCCTATCCGGGAAAGCTCGGCGTGATCGAGGAAGGCGCGCTTGCGGATCTCTTGCTCGTCGATGGCAATCCGTTGGAGAACATCGACCTGGTGGCCGACCCCGCCAACAACTTCAAGATCATCATGAAGGACGGCGTCATTTACAAGAACACGCTGGTGCAGTGAGGAACAACGGAACCCGCTTGCCGCCTGGCACCGACTGCATAATTCCATAAACCGGAATCGATTTAAGGATAAAATTATGCAGCAAGTTTAGAGCGTTACAGCGTCCTTTGCGCGTCATATTTGACGCGCGGCGCTGTAAATGTGCGGAATTGGGTAGAAAATGCCACAAACCTTCCCGCTTCTATCTCTCTTCCTGTCTGGGCTCCGTTGACACTCGATTTCGCCTTGGGCAATGATCGTGAACGAGTTGATTAAGTGGTTGCCTACGCTCAAGAAAGAGCCTCCTTGCGCCGCTGGGCGCTAACGTGTTTACGGAGATACGATGGTCGCACGTACGCTTTTCGCAGTCTTGGCAGCTCTAGCGCCATTGACCACCCATGCGGCTTCGCAGAAGCCGACACCCGGTCAGGCATGTGAAAAGCTAGGCACTTTTGCCGCAGCGGCAATGCGGGCTCGGCAATACGGCGAACCGATGAGCAGTCATTCCGAACTGACGAAAGCAGTTCCCGGCGAAACCAACGACTTCGTCACCGCGGCTTACGAGTATCCTCGATACTCAACGCCGGAAATGCAGCAGAAAGCCGTCATCGAGTTCCGCAACTTAGTCGAATCCAACTGCAAATTGCTTCTTCAAGCGCACCCCAAAGCGGAGCACTGAAGTCCCTGTAGCCAGCGCCGCTGAGTGGCCGTTTGGATGCGCTCTGAGCAGAGCATGCGTCGTATCTCCTCCTCCACTAACCAGGATTCTCGCGGCCGATCGACTGCCTCGCCAGCGTTGAGAGCCGGGCTTCGTCGGAAGCCCGGCTCTCCGCAATGCTTTGCCAGCGAAGCTGATCTTAATTGCCGCCGATGCGTTCGCGCAGGCGGTCTTCCAGCTCGGCGATCTCCGGGGTGAGTGCGTCGCCGAAGTCGGCCGCCTCGAAGACCGGGCGGATTTCGATCTCGCTTGGGCCCGGCATCGGGTTGGGGCAGCGCTTCACCCAGGCGATGGCCTCGTCCATGTCCTTGACCTGCCAGATCCAGAAGCCGGCGACCAGTTCCTTGGTCTCGGTGAAAGGGCCGTCGATAACAAGGCGGCTTGCGCCGTCGAAGGCGACGCGCTTGCCCCTGGACGAGGGGTGCAGGCCTTCGCCCGCCAGCATGACGCCGGCATTGACCAGCTCTTCGTTGAACTTGCCCATGGCTTCCAGCAGCTCGGTCGAGGGCATCTTGCCCGCTTCGCTATCCTCGGTCGCCTTCACCATAACTATCACGCGCATGGTCTTTTCTCCTTTGATCGACGAAGCCACGGCGGCCCCTCTGCTTGAATGACGAACGGGCCACGGTGGGGCCGACATTGTGCCCAAACTTTTTTCCGCAACCCGTCGTGGCCTCGACGTGAACCCACGCAAAGAGGGAACGCAGAGTTTCTGCAACGCCTGGCCGTGTGCTCAGGTGGTATCGCCGGCGAGCGCGGAGAAGGCCTCTTCGCAAAGATATGTCGCCTGCCGCGGGTGGCAAGATACGCGGGCAGCGAGATCGACCACCGCGCCGCGCCGGCTTCCGGGTGAAGTCAGATGTCATCGATATCGCTATGTTTTTACATGCTAATATGACGAAGGGCGCATTCACCATGGGTTCACGTCAAGGGGGCATAGCTTGCACCTATTCGAAACGGATAGGTGTCGAGATGAAGAAGATAGGCATTGTGATCCTTGCGGCGGTGACGGCTCTGACGAGCTACGCGCCTGCGAATGCCGTGCCGGTTGCAGCGGTTCAGCTGGCGCAGCAGAGCGACGTCGATAGGGTGCAATATCGCGAATGGGGCGGCGACAGGCATCGGCCACGGCCAGGCTGGAACCATGGCGGATATCGGCCGCGTCCGGGTTGGCACGGCGGCTACCGCCCACGGCCGGGCTGGCATGGCGGTGGCGGATACCGCTATGGCTGGTACAACGGACACCGCGGCTATCGCGGTTATCGCGACGGATATCGTCGTCACAATGACGGCTGGTGGTATCCGCTGGCAGCCTTCGGCGCCGGCGCCATCATCGGCGGTGCGATCGCCGCGCCGCCGCGCCGCGTCGAATCCGGCGTGAACCCGCGGCACACCAACTGGTGCTATGATCGCTACCGCTCCTACCGCGCCTGGGACAACTCGTTCCAGCCCTATGGCGGCCCGCGGCAGCAGTGCTACTCGCCGTATTATTGAGGTGATCAGGCCCGCCGGTCGCAATTGGCCGGCGGGCTTCCTGCACGGCGCTCCACCTGGCCTGCAAGCCACGGATTGGGAAGGCTGTCGTCCCTCAAAAGACCGTTGGGCGCTTCTCGCTCATTCCTGATCGCCAGGTGAGCATCGATGCCGGCCGAGCTCTCACCTTTGACGGGGCAGGCGCGCGCGGAAGCCTCGACCGTGTACCTGATTTACCGGAAAGCTGTGGCGGGTTTAGAACTTCAGTCGGGCGTCGTCATGTTCGGGTGGGCGGTGCGCTTCCTTCTGGCGGCGCATGCCGTAGGCGAGGGCAAGCCCCAGCACGGCGGAACCGACGACAACGGCGAGTAGTGCGAAGAAATTCTCCATGACATTCTCCTCCCGACGGGGATGATAACACAATCGGACGCGCACAACCAAATATGCGCACGCTCGCGAGAACCGGAGTCCTCAAACCCGAACGTGCAACGAGGCCGGCACCTACATTGTTCCGGCGTCCCAAAAACACGTCGCCTGAGAACCGGACCATGCAACGCGCTTTGCGCCCATGTCATGCATGTCGTCGTCCCGAAACCGTCGCCGACATTCGCGCGAGACGCATTGCGGCGCTGCGCGTCAATTGTGATGCACAAAAGGGGCTGTAACGCTTTAAATTTCTTGCATAATTTTCTCAAAACCCGATCCGGACCTAAGAAGTAATGCAATAGGTGCACGGCGGTTCAGTAGCCGGAGCCGCCGCTGTCGCGGCTGCCTTCGCTCTGCGCGGAGCCGGCATTTCGGCTCGGCTGCGCGCTGGTGCAGGCGCCAAGCGAGAACAGCGCGATCACGAGGGTGAGGATCAGGAAAGGATGGTTCATGTTTTCCTCCCATTCTATAGGCGCTACCCGCCCTCCCGGCGGTAAAGCGATGCGCCTTGACGTTATGCGGGCCTGACTTGGCGCAGCCGTCGTGGCCACGCAGGTGATTTGTGTCGGCGTCACATCTTCCTTTTGCCGCCCGGCGACCGCCCGCTCTGTTGGCTGTCCGGGACGAGGCGCCAGTTCCGGTTCGAACGAGCCGCTATCTGGCCGGTGCGCCGCGGCAGCCCGATGCGGATATCGAGATGCTAATATACATTATTCGCGGGGAAGTGCGCGGCGAGGCGGCAATGCCGGGCCACAGTTTAGCGGTTCCGACGCAGGAAAGGATCCGCGGGGCGATAACCGGAGCGTCCTGGCGCCGCGGCCGAATGCGCCGGCGATCGGTGAAGGAAGATCACATCCGAAGGCGGGGGGCGATGTTCGAGAAAACCGAACAAAGCCAGAACAAATTTTGTCCGAGGGGGTTGCCCTGCGTCCGGAAGCGGGCTAAGGATATTACAGGATGGTCGTTTCGTAATCGAAGCGGCCTTTTTCATTTTGTCGGGACAGGCGGCTCGTCCGCCCTCGTGTCTTCCGCCTTCCACGAACAGCTGGCGCCAAGCGTGTCGCAACCTGCGCACGCTGCTCGTCGAGCGATTTTCAGGGTCGATCGATATGAGAGACCGACAAGTTCGAGGCTCGCGGGATTCTTGCCCGCGCTGATATGGGACAACGGACTCCGGCGCGCGATGCTCTCGCGGGTCGCTCGCTGCGCAATGTCACCTTCCGATCTGCTGGCTACTGCATAATTCCTTAATTCGGAATCGATTTAGGGGCAAAATTATGCAGCAACTCAAAGTGTTACAGCGACCTTTGCGCGTATAAATAGACGGGCGGCGCTGTAAGCCTCTCGTCGCGCTCAACCACGCCCGGCATCTCTCTGCTCGTCTTCGGCCATCTCACGCGCCTGATTTGACAGGTTCTCCGCCGGCATGTCTTCGGTTGGTCTTTCGTGTCTTCCGCTGGGATGGAGTGCCGCCCAGAAGCCGGCTGGTGCCGTGTTCAGTTCGGCGCTGCTCTCGCCCTGATGGCGACGGCCGATCGCCTGGCGGGCGCCGTGATGACCCTTGCGCGCAGCGCTGCGCCACCAGCGAAACGCCTCCTGCGGGTCGGGCTCGATGCCGAGGCCCTTGTGATAGATCGTTGCGAGGCGGACTTGCGATGCGGCATGGCCCTGACGGGCGGCTTGCCCGTTCCAGAGATAGGATGCGGCGTAATGCTCCTCGCGGCCATCGTTGAAATAGATGTCTCCGAGCACCGCCTGGGCCTCGAGATTTCCTGACGTGGCGAGTTCGAGCAACCTTGGCGAGACGTTTGCGGCCGAGAGCCGCGGCGTGAAAATGGTCTTCAACCTTCTGACTGCGTTCTGGATCATCAGACACCCGTCTTATTCTTCGCATAATTCCTAAAAATCGGGATCGATCGAACGGATAAATTATGCTGCGATTTGAAAGTGTTATGTCTCTAAAGCGCGTTACGATCTCTAGGATTCGCTTGCCGCGCTTCAGGTTCTTGTTCCTGCGCATGTCGTTATCGCAAAACCGCTGCACACTTTTGCGCGACATGCGTTGCCTGCCTGTCATGTCCGGTGAGCGGCGCCTTTGGCCGCCCGATCCGCCGCGAATGCACGACGCTTAACTCCATATTGGTGACAGAATGCAACCTAAGGTCAAGTGGGTGAATGCAATTCCCCGTGGATATCCGATGGCCGCTGACTGTTTTCCCGTCGTTGCGCGCGGGGGTGCCTGAACGACTTTAGAGAGCTTTGCGGCGCGGTGGCGCTGCATGGGAGCCATCATCATGAGCATCGGCAAGCCAGCCAAGGACCCGAAGACGGGGCGCTTCCTGCCGCGCGTGCCGGGGGCGGGGACACCAGCCCGGACGCGCGCCCGCAAGGCGGTGCGCACCAAGCTCGGCGAGCTGTTTCTCGAAGACATGCTTTCCGCCTGGGAGAGCCGGGGGGCGGCTGCGATCCATGCGCTGATCGAAAAGAGCCCGCACGATTTCCTCAAGGCCGTGGCCTCGCTGATGCCGAAGGACGTGAACGTCAATGTCAACCAGATCGGCGAGATGACGGATGAGCAACTCCTCGAGCGGATCCGCAAGCTCGACCAAACCATCAAGCCTTTCCTCGCTGCTCAGGGAGCGGATGGAACTGGCGACGGAGATCGGGCGGCGGCAGAGCAGCAATAGGCTGCGCTATTACCGGCCCTATGCCAGGCAGACCGCCTTTCACGAGGCGGGCGCCACCTTCCGCGAGCGGCTGTTCATGGCCGGAAACCAGCTCGGAAAGACGCTGGCCGGTGCTGCCGAAGCGGCAATGCACCTGACCGGCGACTACCCCGAATGGTGGGCGGGCCGACGCTTCGACCGTCCGATCGTGATGATCGGCGGCTCGGAATCGCACGAGCTGACGCGCGATGGCGTGCAGCGGCTGCTCGTCGGCCCGCCGATGAACGAAGAGGATTGGGGCACCGGCTATATCCCGAAGGCTGCGATCGCGGGCTGGACGCGCAGATCCAGCGCATCCGGCGCGCTCGACAGCGTGACGGTGCGCCATGCGACGGGCAGCACCTCGACGCTACTCCTGAAGGCCTATGAACAGGGCCGCGCCAAATGGCAGGCAAACACGGTGGACTATGTCTGGTTCGACGAGGAGCCGCCGGAGGACGTCTATTTCGAGGGCATCACCCGCACCAATGCGACCGGCGGCTCCGTCGCCGTGACGTTTACACCGCTGAAGGGCATGAGCTCGGTGGTCAGCCGCTACCTGCTGGAGCCCTCCGAGGACAGGGTGGTGGTGACCATGACGATCGACGATGCCGAGCACTATACGCCGGAGGAGCGCGCAAAAATCATTGCGAGCTATCCCGCGCATGAGAAGGAAGCGCGCACCAAGGGCGTGCCGACGCTGGGCTCGGGCCGGATCTTCCCGGTGACCGAGGAGCAGATCCGCATCGACCCTTTCGAGCTCCCCCAACATTGGGTGCAGATCGGCGGGCTCGATTTCGGCTGGGACCACCCGTTTGCGGCAGTTGCCTGCGCCTGGGACCGGGATGCGGATGTCTTCTATGTGACGAAGGTTTACCGCGAGCGCGAAGCGACGCCGATCATTCACGCAGCGGCGCTGAAACCCTGGGGCGCGTGGCTGCCCTGGGCATGGCCGCATGACGGCCTGCAGCACGACAAGGGCTCGGGCGAGCAACTGGCGGCGCAATATCGCGGGCAGGGGCTCGCCATGCTCCAGGAGCGGGCGACCTTCGACGACGGCACCAACGGCGTTGAGGCGGGGATCTCCGACATGCTGCAACGCATGCAGACCGGGCGCTTCAAGGTGTTTTCCACCTGCGGTGAATGGTTCGAGGAATTCAGGCTCTACCACCGCAAAGACGGCCGGATCGTCAAGGAACGCGACGACGTTCTTTCGGCCTGCCGCTACGCGCTGATGATGAAACGCTTTGCCCGGGTGAAGGCCAATGACGCCGCCTGGGCCTTTACCGACCGGAGGGTTCTCTGATGGCAGCGATGACGAAACCGGATTCGGGGTTGTCAACAGCGCTTGTGCCCAGTCTCGCAACGCCGCGCTTCAGCCTTCAAGGAACAAGCTGAACGATCAGCCTTTCGTCAGCCTCACGCTTGAAGCCGCTCAACTTGCATTTCGGGTCGTGGCTGCGCTTGCGGGAGCTGAGGCAGCAGCCCCACGGAACGCACCTATTTGAGATCGCAGTCGCCTGCGCCATAGGTTGCTCCGCAACCCTTCCCGCAAGTTGCGGATGCATGGTTCTCGCCGTCGTTGCAAATAACCTGATAAACGTTACCCGCGCTGTCTTTCGACTGCTTACAAGTCCCGGCATTGGTCCCGGTCTTCACTTTGTACGTCTTTCCCCCGCATTCGAGCGTGTTGCCGGCAGCAATCGGCGGCGCGACTTTGCGGATGCCTAGGTTTCCTCCGGGCACCACCTTCTTCTCCACAGCCAACGCCGGTGCCGAAGCCAGTATGGTCGCGGCAAAGACAGATGCGATAGCCAGATCGATGAATCGCATAAGGTCCTCCATCATCGCTGAACGCGATGCCTTCCCGCCGGGCTTGTCCGCTCAGAGGCTGGTTTCGGCAAGCGACCGTCCTGCCCGGCCCGGCAACTGCCGGCTTTGTTCGTTGTTTCGCAGGTCAGTTGTATCCTGACCCGCCGGGCTCACGGAAATATTGCATGATTAGCCGACATTATCCAGATGAACACGGGCGAACGGAGCAATGACGACCGGCTGCTGCACCTGCTGTGGCGATACTGCGCTCTCGGTTCGGATCATGGCTTGTTCTTCCTGAGCCTCACGCCGGCACCGCCACCGTTCTCGGCAATGAACTCGACGCCGGCAGATTCAAGGGCGCTCTCGAGATCGATGATTGTCCGATCCCCCGAAGTTTCGCCGCGTTCGAACCGCGCGATGGCTGAGACTTAGGCAAGCCAGTGCTCGATGAGGTCGAAGTTACGGCTTCGCACAGACCTAGGTTGTCTTGAAGGGGCACTTTTGGTGCCGTCGTTCGTTCTGAGCGTGGTTGTCAGAAAGAAATGTTGCGTCGAGGCGAATGCAAGCAAACACAAACTAGAGTTTCAATCGGAAGGTTCCCTAATGGCAGCGATGACAAAACCGGAACTGACGTCGCTGGTGAGCCAGCTCGTCAGGGATTGCGAAACCTACCGCGACGCGCTGTCGGTCGATCGCATCCGGGCGATGGAATATTACGACGGGGTGATGAAGGACGTGCCGTCCGACAGCAACCGCTCGAAGGTGGTTTCGCGCGATGTGCGCGCGGCGGTGAAGAAGGTACTGCCTTCCTTGATCCGCACGGTGCTCGGCAATGACAAGGTGGTCGAGTACGAGCCGGTCAACCAGGGCGATGAGGCGGGTGCCGAGCAGGCGACCGACTACATCAACTATATCGTTTTTCCCGAGAGCGACGGCTACGACGCGGTGCAGGACGCCGCGCACGACGCGCTGAAGCTCAGGAACGGCGTGATCCGCTGGTGGTACGAGAAGAAGCAGACCGTCGAGGTCTCGAGCCATACCGGGCTCGACGAAGCGGCGCTGGTGCAACTGATCGCCGACGATGCGGTGGAGGTGCTGGAGCAATCGCAATCGATCGAGACGATCGAGCTGCCGACCGGCCGGGTGGAGCAGCCGGTCTTCAACGTGAAGATCCGCCGCACGGGGGAGCGCGGCACAACCCGGCTTGCCGCGGTGCCGCTGGAAGAATTCCTCATCCATCCGGACGCGATCTCGATCGACGACAGCCCGATCACCGGGATCAACCGGCGCATGCGCCGCTCCGACCTCATCGCCATGGGCTATGACAGGGAGAAAGTGGAAGGCTTTGCCGTTGCCGGCGACCATGACGGCGACGACGAGGCATTTGCCCGCCGGCGCGACGTCTTTGGTGACGGCGAGGCGACTGCAACGGCGCTGCAGGAGGTGGAGTATTACGAGCTCTATGTGAAGGTGGACGCCGACGACGACGGCATTGCCGAGCTCAGGCGCCTGGTCTTTGCTGGCGGCACCGGGCCGGACAACCTGCTTGAGGACGAGGAATGGGACGAGGTGCCCTTTGCCGACCTCATCACCGAGCGCCGCCCGCACCAGCGCGAGGGCAACTCCGTCACCGACGACATGGCCGAGATCCAGCGGGTGAAGACCGTGCTTCTGCGCCAGACGCTCGACAATCTCTACTGGCAGAACAACCAGCAGCCGATCGTGCAGGAAGGTGTGATCCAGAACCCGGAATCGGTGCTGAACCCGAAGTTCGGCCAGCCGATCCGCGTCGGCCAGGGCGTCGATGTGCGCGGCGCCGTCGGCTACACGGCGGTGCCGTTCGTGGCGCGGGAATCCTTCTCGATGCTCGGCTATCTCGACCAGGAGGCGACCGATCGCACCGGGATTTCGGACGCCTCGAGCGGCATGGCGCCGGACGCGCTGCAGAACATGACGGCGAAGGCAACCGCGCTGGTCGAGCAGGCGGGCATCGGCCAGACGGAGCTGATGGTGCGCACCTTTGCGCAAGGGTTGAAGCGGGTGTTCAAGGGCCTGCTTGGCCTCGTCATCAAGCACCAGGACCGGCCGCGGGCGGTGCGCCTGCGCGGTCAATGGGTGACGTTCGACCCACGCCACTGGAACGCAGGCATGGACGCGACCGTCAACACCGGCCTTGGCGCCGGCACCCGCGAGCGCGACATGCTGATGATCCAGATGATCCAGCAATTGCAGGAAAAACTCTTGATGACGCTCGGGCCCGACAATCCTTACGTCTCGCCCGACAACCTCTACAACGGCATTGCCAAGACGGTGGAGGCGGCGGGGCTGAAATCGCCCGACCTCTACTTCACCAAGCCGACGCCGGAGGACATCCAGAAGCGGATGCAGGCGGCGAAGCCGCAGCAGCAGCCCGATGTGGGCATGCAGCGGCTGCAGATGGAAGCGCAGCTTGCCGCCGAAAAGACGCGGATGGAAAGCGAGGCCGCGCGGCGCAAGCTGGAGATGGAGCGCGAGCTGAAGCTTGCGGAGATCCAGCAGGACAGCGCCTTGAAACGCTACCAGATCGACGCCGAACTCAACCTCAAACGCGAGCAGAACCTGGCCGAAATGGCCGGCGGTACGGCGCTGACGACGGCGCATATCGGGGGAACTCCGGGATGAGACGCATCAGCGACTATGACGATTTTTACGAGGCGCCGACCGGGCTTGGCGGCGCGCTGGAGCTTCGCGATTTTGGCGAGGAGGCGAACAGCTGGCTGCCGAATCGGGCGCCGAGTGCCGGCAGCGATCGCCGGGGCGGCCAAGAGTTTGCCCAGGCGCGGCTACCGGCGCGGCGCGGAACCCAGCCGAGAGACCCCGTTCAAGAAGCGATGGGATTTCAGATCGGCCGCCTGATGCGCGAGATAAAGCGGCTCAATCCGAACGAGACATTTCTGGAACCCGCCGGCGGCTCCTACTCCGTGCAGGCGAGAGACAGCCTACAGCGTCGGCTGGAAGAGCTTCAAAGAGCCTATCTCACCGATCAGCGCACGGGCTGGCCGATCCAGCGTTTTATCGGCGACAGCAGAGGCAATATCATGTTCGAGCCGTTGGGAGGCCGCACTGTGCCGGGTCAAAATCCCGTTGACACCCACACGCTCTATCCGAATGGATCAAACTACCATAGGCTGAATCCGCAGGGGCATGGTCCCAGAAAAACACCGCATACCCATGGTCATCTCGAAGGAAGGGGGCCATACACCAGCGGGCAGGGTCCCTCGCTCGATGTCCTTGGAAACATCGTGCCCTGGAACAGTCCTGATGCACATTGGCCGATGAGATAAGAATGATGAAACCGGACGAGTTCTTGAGCAGCATTTACTTGGGCGACCGTGCCTGTAAGGCCGTCGTCCTTGACGGTTGGAAGGGTGAGGTGAAGATCCAGATGAACGCAGTGTCGCGTCTTCGGGGGGGGATCTGGAACTATGAGGAAGATATAGACGATGGCTTCCTGGTGTTCGAAGGGGTCGATCACATTTCCTTCGACCCGCCTGGTCGCTTGCTGAACGACGAGTTCGGCGTCGTCGAGTTTCTTGGCTACGACGGCGATCGCTTCACAGTTGTGATGGAAATCGGCTCGGGCTACGAGCTCGGGGATTATGTGAACGTCAAGACCACTATCCGGGCCAAGGCTGTTGCGATCGAGAGGCCGGGTGAAGAAGGCGCGCGGATCAGGGATTAGATTGGGGCCGGGCCGGTAATCCGATGAACAAGACTATTGAGGCGATGCTGGACGAGTTCATTGCCGCAGATCGTCCCAGCATTCTCCTGGCGAACGAGATCGAGGTCGCGCTGGATGATGCCTACCCGGATAACGACTATGTCCGGGACCTGGTGGCCATGCTTGCCATGTACCGTCCGGAAGGCGGT